AACTCATCATGCGTGCAGTGATTGGACAATGAGTTTGTAAAGTTCGTTAATCTGATTCGTTGTAAGTTTCTTGTCCGCTTGAAAGTCAAAGTCTTTGCCACCGTCCAAGACTCGAATTGCTTTCTTGAGAAAGATCTGTGCGTCCGTATCGTTTGATCCCTCGTCGTATTGTGATTCTGTTTGCTTGGTCATTGTGTTTTCTTTCTGCCTTTTCGGCGGGTGTCTGAACGGGTGAAGTATGACACCTATATCGACCGTTGTCAACACTATCTACAGATAATTTACAAATTTATTACACTCGCCCCACACGATCCAATAGAGCACCCAAGCCCACCCACAGTATTTTGCAAATAATGCGTGCGGCATCTCCAGCCGTCCAGACCTGACGGGCTAGGGTCGCCTGTGGTGCGTTCCTTGGGTATGGATGGTGTCTGTAGTAGTCCGAGAAACGGACGCTTCAGGATCGATCGTAGTAGAAAAGGGCTCGGCGGAGGTCTAGGTCACGCCGAGCCCCTGACAAGAAAGTTCAGGTCGACGGAGGAGCGATCGGCAGCGCAACGGCTGCGGGATCGACCGTCACATCCCAGAAATTTTTCGGGCAGGTGGACTTCAAGATCTTTGCCTTCTCGGGGAGCGATGTCATTTTGCTCTTGCCGCAGCCGCACGCCCCACAGTGACCGACCTGTTCAGGTGCATCGATCGCCACAAGAAAATGCTCGCAGTCGAAGCACACATCGAGTCGCTCTGCCTGCAGTGCCTCGCTCGCAGGCAACTCGAACACCTTCGATGCCATCGCCTGGATGAAAGTCACGGCACGCTTGAACAGAGCCGGTGGAGTTGCATCGCTCATCTTTGCTTTGTACTCAGCCGTGAGTCTCTCGACATACTGCGACTCGGTCTCGCCTTCGAGTTTTTCTTTCATCGCAATTTTTGGCGACTCGGGTCGCTGCCGATTTAGTTCGGGGCGATTGCGTGAGCGATCCAAAGCGGTTTGCATTCGTTCGTTCATGGGAGGTCTATGCATGCGCTGTTGCTGCACTCAAAATCATTTAGGTTTTGCACGAAGTCATAGTTCATGTCCGCATTGTACTGACTTGGAAAGCAGGTGCTTTGCGTATAGCCACGACAGTACCCGTCATAACTAATTGCCTGTTGAGCGGCCGCACAGGTTGACGATTCGCAATCATCTCGGTGAGTGATATATGGCGAACCTTCAGATCCACAAGTTCCCGCTGTTTCAATCAGTGGATTTGTGACCGTACATGGTGCTACAGCTGCATCAGCACCTGTCACGCCCCACCAAATTCGTGTTTTAGTGCAGTGATCAAAATCGCAACAAGTACCAGTCGCCACACGCAACGACTCAATGCTCATGCCGTGGACTCTTTTATCTTGCATAGTCGTATAGACACGCCAAGTGTAAAACTGTCGCAGTCTTGCAGTCCAAATCACTTGCGTATCTGTTGACGAGTCCAAAAGAAAATCGTCGGAGTTGTCGGGCATCCAACCTGGAATACCGCCTTGAGTTGTTATTCGTGTCATGATGCGTCTGTACTCGTGGAACGGCGTGTACTGACCTGTTGTCGTGTTTAGTGCATGAGACGAGATGCGAAGCCCCAACCAATAATTCGGACTGCCCACGATTCGCACAACATTATTTGCAACTGGAGGCCAATTTGTTTGCGCCCAAATTTGAAACTGTTGAGCAGTCCCGTACCCGTGATAGGTGTATGTGTTGCCGTTATATGTTCCGCTTGTCATCGTCAGCGTAATAGTCACCCACGGCTCATATCCGCCACCTGCATTGTTCGGAGAATATGGACCATCGGGGAAGTCGCCCCAAGGAGTTGTGACATCGTCGTCTGGCACTCCACCTTGAGAAAGAGCAAAGCCAGCCAAAATTCCTGGATAGTCAATTATGTCATTTACAATATCGACTAGATGATCATGCAACAGCATTCGAGCGGTGAATGTGTCGCCTGTGATCGAATCAAAAGAGAGTGCCTGTTCGTACACGCCCAAGGGATCGTTTGCATCAATGACTTCTGCAGTGACCGCTGCATCAAATCCGTAGTAGGTTGTGAGGACGGGCTCATCCGTGAAGTATTGATAGGCCACATATGGCGGGCAAGGACCTCCGCTTGTGCAAGGATCGCCAAAGGTATAGGCAATCCTAGATCTGTTGCAAGTCGTATTGCCGTAAAGTAAATCACAGCCGCACGCAACTTCGCCGCAGTTCACTTCGCCAAAATAAACGCTGCCGCAACAGTCCGTGTAGTTTGTCTCCTCGACAGTCTGCGACGCAATATCTACGCCTGTCTTCAGACAGAGCAAATTGAAATCCGTGAAGTATGAGCCTGGATATTTATTGTCGTTTGCGAACCACTCGCACTGAGTTCCACCTTGTGCAGGAGTGCAAAGCGAATTTGTTCCACAGCAACAATAATTGACTCCTTGTGGAAACTCATCGCAAAAGTCCGAGTAGTCAACCGCAGTTGGAAATGTGTCGGACAAGTCTCGCCGCCATGGACCGATTCCAGAATACTGACATGGGTTTTGATTGGGAGTACCGTCCGTAAACGATGCGTATGTTGTGAGCCCAAAATCTGTCCCGATTGATAATGTTGTACGATTTAATTTTGGCGGGTCGCAACTGTATCCATCACCACTTACACCTTTTACCCACGGGTTGTACAGTCCGCAAGATGGCAAGCAGCAGAATTGAAGGACGCTCATGTTGACCTCATGCGCAAGTGACTGGACTGATGGCGTAAAACCAAAAGGTAGTTCCGCCTGTTGATTCAAGAATATGACCTTGATGCATCACAACGATCGTACCCGCTCCTTCTCCACCCACGGGCAAATCTAACTTCGTCACGCCCGTTGCATCCTGTCCGTGTCCCCAAGTGTTCGTGCCGTCCCACGATGCACCGTTGACCGATTGCGCAGTTGCTGCACCAGGAGTACAGATGCGATTCTTTTCGTAGAGATTTGTTGCGACTGTATTCAGCGCAGTCGTCCCTTCAATTTTGCGTGAGAGACCTGTCCACGCATATCGACCTGATTCCGTGCCGCCGACAACTGAAGTCAGTCTCGCAAGAAACGGAGTCACCGCCGACACTGGAGTGATCGTGTACATCATCGAGTATGTCGAGCCGCTCTTGACTGCGCATCGTGTCAGCAGCACGACATCGCCTGTGGCGAACCGTCGATACGGCGCAAAGTCAATCGCAGGGTAGTACGACTTCGGTGGTGTAATCGTCACGCCGCTTGCATAGTCGATGCCTCGTGCGCCCTTGAGATCGCTGACACCTACGCCTGAGCCCGTGCCTGCGCTGCCGTACGAGATGTCGACCTCGTTCCAGTTGTACACATATGTCTTGAACAGCGTGCCCTGTCCAGTGGTTTGGTTTGCGCCTTGCACTGAGTCCGTCATCAGTCCCGTGATCGTTGCGATAAACGACTCACGCTGTGCGCCTTGATACTCGCCCATGTCCTGCGGTCGCCCGTCCATCTTCTCGATAGCGGTGAACGCCTGATTCAAGGCCTTGTAATCGAGTCGCCCAATGCTCCCACTTGTGAAGCGTGGAAGTTTCACAGAGACATGATTCCAAATTGCAGATTGGCAGTTGCAGTCGACGAGATCGCAGAGAACTGCGTTGTCACGCAGCGACCGAGCGCATATTCGCCTGGTCGCAGATTAAGGAACGGGAACGATGTGCCGGCTGCGGTTGCTGCGCACGACGAGATCTTGATTGACGGATTAAATGTTGTACTTGTTTCCGTCGACAAGTTTCGAAACCAGTAGTAGCCACCTGCGACAACATCTGCTCCGATGTTGAGATTCTCAATTGTCGTGCCGATGTTCTGAGACAAGTCCGATCCGATGATCGTCGCCATGTCAGGCTGAATTGTGCCCGGTCGAAACGATGCTCGATAGTTGCCTGACGAGACATCGACATTGAGTGAGATATTGATTTCGTCTGCCATGTTTATAGTCCTGTGAAGTATTGCGAGAGGTTGTTGAAGTTGCTGGTGTATTTGAACGGCTGCTTGTAGTAGACATTTTCAGCCGAGCCCTTGAGGATTGTCCCGACTGTCGCTGCAGCGAGGATCGGCGATCCGTTGTTTGCCTTGACGGGATATTGAATTTGATGATACGAAGCGTCATAAACGAAGCGATACTCGATTGAGTTGCGCCCAACCTCAGGGATCGTCTCGCAGTTGCATCCTGCAAACACGACTGAGCCTGACGGATAGTTGAGGAATGTCGAAGCGTTGCGTGTGCCGATCTGCGTTGCGATCGCTTGCGCATCAGGCAGAAACTGATCGGTGATCAGGATTGATATCTCTTGCTTGTACACAAGCGCAGAAAGTGGAATGCCGCCGACATCGATCGAGTTGCCGCCAATGTCAGTCATGTCATAGTTTCCACTTGCGATCGCCTGCATCGCAACCACCGAAACAAAGTCTCTCCAGGTGTCACGGAACTCTGCAGTCATCGAGAGTCGAGCGGTGCGATATCCAACCTCGGTCGGACTCAACTCGGGCGAGGTCGGATTGTTGAACGCCTGCGCTGCGCCAATCTCCGCTCGGTAGCGCATCGTGACTTGCCATGTGCTGACCGCACTCGGATCTTTCGTGATCGAGTAGTCGAATGCCAACATGGAGTACGGCAGCGCAGCATCGTTTGGATAGTTCTCGTATTCGCCTGGCAAGGTTGTTCCGAGGAGCGCAACGACATCGCCCTCGGTCGCTGCATCAACGACCACAAACTGTCGCTCTGCACGAGGCTTGCCTTCGTTGTTGAGATACTTGCGACTGGTAAAGAGTTCGTAGACCGTTGCCATTATTGAAAGCCCTTATTTTCTTTCGTGAGTCTGACCTGTTCGGCAGTTGCTATCTCGATCTTTTCAAGGCTCATCACTTGTTTCTTTGCCATTTCAAGCGCAGTCCCACCTGCGCCAGCTTGCGCAAAGTTGAACTGACCGAGCGCAGTCTGTCCGCTACTGATCATGCCTTGCGCTGCCTGTCCTGCCATCTGGTCGACACGGCCGATCTTGTCGACTTGTGCCTGCGCTTGCTTCTCTGCATCGATGATGTCCTGTTGCGCCTGAACTGCAGCGTCGTATTCTTTCTGTTTGTATTCCTTAAATTGTGCAAGTTCTGCGACGACGGTTGCCTGTATGTTTTTCTTATTTTCAGCGGCAAGTTTCTCGTCTGAAGCCTTGTCATCTGCAGACGCTTTGTCCTTCATCTCTTTGAGTTTTTTGTTCTTCTCATCTTCAATTGCAACAAGTTTTACATTCAGCGCAGTTTCAATAGCAGCACTATTATCTGAAGATCTTTTTGCAGTGGCTTCTCGTTCATTTTGTTGTTGTTTTTGCAAAGCAGAAATTTGATCTTCAAACTCTGTCGATCCACTACTTGTACGAACAACCATATCTGTGAATGATTCGCTGTTCTGTTTTGTTTTTAGTGCCTGCATCTCATCAGATTGCTTCTTTTGGAGAGCAATAATTTGTTCAGAAGCACCAGCCTCTGCAGCATTCGCAGCAGCCTTTCTTGCTTCTTCTTTCTGCCTTACAGCACTTAATCTAATAATGCTTTCAGGAGAGTCCATCACTGCTACATCTTCAGCCTTGGTTTTTGTTGATTCTATAAAACCTTCACGAGCAGACTTCATTTTGTCCCAAGCGTCCATGTAACTCTTGACCGCACCATTGATGTCAACCTGCAGTTTTTCGATTGCACGATTCGCACCGTTTACAATTTCATCAAATATCGAAACAATCGTTCCGACAATCGGGATTCCTTTTGCCCCGTCAACAATTCCCTTGGCAATGTCGAGACCAATTTCTTGACCGCCTTTGCCTGCGTTGACACCTTGCAGCGCAGTCAAGATTCCGTTGCCAAGGACATTTGAGATCGCACCCATTGCCAAACCCTTGACCATGTTGCCGACAAGTTTGTCGACGAACATGCTGCCGCCTTGCTCGCCTGTCTTTCCCATTGTCACGGCACTTGCACCAATCTTTGCTTCAGCAACCTTCAAAGCAGCATCAAGTTTGTCGAGTCTCGCCGTGATCTGTACTTCGATGGATGGATTCATGGTGCTATCTCATCCTACGCATGCTCTGTGATTGTGCCTCTGCGTTGCGCACGAGGAGCGCACTCGTTGCGTGCGCAATCGCAAGCAGTCGATCCACCGGCAACTCCATCGGATCAGTCGAGCCTGGTGCGTAGTGCGAAACAAATGCGGCGAGCGAATGCCAGTCGAGGTCGCCGCTCCCCGCTGTCATTTTGGGCTTGAGGACTCCGCATCGAGATCGATGCCGAACAGTGCAAGCGCAGTCGACACGACCACCTCGGGCTGCATCAGCGCAATCGCCTCGCTGCCGTCAACCTTTGCCTTTTTGCAGGCGTGCTCGATGACCTCGAGCGCACCCTCAAGAGTTGCGCCGTGCTGTATGGCCAGTTGCGTTGTGCGGTCTCGCAGGTCGTAGATTGCCTTCATGGTCTCGACTCGCTGCGCCGAGTCAGCACGGGAGTCCTCGAGCATCTCCTGTGCTCGGTTGTGAAGTGCATGCCACCTGCGCTCTCCGATCTCGATGTAGTCGTTTGCAGAGAGGCAAGAGAGCATGTGCCGACCGATTGCTACCAGACGGGTTTTTGGTTTGTTGGTTTCCATCGTGCGAGTTCCTTTCGTGTCTTGATCGTAACACGCACGAGATCACCTCTTTTGCTTGGACATATATTTGCAGACAGCATCGCAATTCGCAGCGCATCTTTGCGGTCCATTGCGCCAACCCACCGACCGTACTGAGTGTCTTGATAGACAAACTCCACCCGAAAATCGTCAGGATTCTCCTTGCGACCTGAGAATGGATTCAAGTCTTGGGTCAAGACCAAGTGATTGCAACTGCGTTTGTAAATGTGGTCGCTGTCGAGGCAATGCCGAAGTTTGCTGAAAAGGTTGCCTCGCCATCGACTGAAACGCCGACAGTGATTGAGTCAATGATTGCTTTGAACACAAGCGTGTTGCCTGCCTCTGCAGTCAAAGTAATGTCTGCAGCCGCAGTGTTGCCAGTAAATGCAACAGTTGGAGATGTTCCGCTGTCAAGAGATCCAGTCATCGATCCTGTCAGATCAATGATTCCAACCGCTCGATTGCGTGTTGCGTTTCCAAAGCCTGTGATGTCTGTCGATGGTCTTGTAAAGTTTGCTGTCCAAGACTTAATGATTCCGCCAATAGCATTTGCGATTGCGATGTTGCCGTTGACTCCGCTGATTCCTGCCATTTGTATCTCCTGTTAGTTTTTTTGTGTTAAGCCCAAACATAAACAACTGCAAAACTTGTGTTTGGAGTTGATGTACTGATTGTCGTTGCCGTTGCAAATGATGCTGCCGTACTTGCGATGGCATAATTTGCACTGAAGGTTGCCTCTCCATCGACTGCAACTCCAACGCTGATCGAGTCCATGATTGCAGAGAAGATCATCGCATTCGCATTCGATGCGGTCGTGTTTGTTTCTGCGCTCAATAGGATCTGCACGGCTGCGGTGTTGCCTGAGAATGCAACCGTAGGCGATGTGCCTGTGTCCAAGAATCCAGTCATCGAGCCTGTGATGTCGATCA